CTGCATCTTTCTTTCCCCAGTGGGCTTCATACTGCTTCCACCACTCTGTTTCCTTCATGCTCTTATTAAGCTCTTCTTCGGCGTCTTCTTCTGTTCTGTTGAGGGCTTTACACTCCAACCACTTTGCTTTGTCTCGCTCTTCTTCGACTGCGTCCAGATAGACCTTCATCATAGACTCATCTATTGTAGGTTTCTTTACATCCCAGCAGTCCCCAAATAGGTCTACGTCTTCTTTGTAAGCTGTCTGCGGTGCGGGCTTTGTGCCGTCATGTACCCAGCTAAACTTTAAACGCTTTTGATACTCCTCAAAGGTAGGCTCCCCTGTTTCTCTAACTCTGTCCCAGTCTTGGGGTGTTGCGTCATTAATGCTCATCTTTAAAGTCCTCTCTGTTCTTTGCGTTAATCCAGTTGTCTGGTATGGTCTGTTCACTAAACCATCTAAAGTTGTTGGCTGATGCCCACTCTCCATGTGTACGCCTCGTGCCGTCCTTACGTACCTTGGCGGCTGGCATAGGAGAGTTAGGGTTGGCAAACAGAAACACTAACTCAACATCGTCTGGAAGAACCTTTGCTATCCAGATATACTTAGAGTATTCTGCACTGTCCCAGAAGCGACCCTTTGCTTCGAGCAGTATCTTCTTGCCTTCAATTTCTTTAACAAAGTCTGGCTCGTACTTGTGACTAATTGTGTACTCAACCTTGTCAACGTGAAACTCCCATGCATCTAGGATACCGGAGTGAAGCTCGTATTCCCAGTTAGAGTCGTAACCCTTAATCAAGTTCTTCTCAACGGGGCGCTTCACTCTCGGCTTCCTATATCCTTTGCGTACTTTCTTCATGTGACTCCTTTCGTTTAACGCTGACTCATTTTCCATTCAATGTCTTGAGAGCTTACATCCTCGACCTGCTTGTCAGGAAAAATCTTAATCAACTGTTTGATTTTGTTGCTCAACCACTTCAATGTATAGAAGCTAGTGTGGACTGTACCCTTAGCCCAGATGTGGGTTTGTGCAGGGAGCATTTCTCTAAAGTTATCTTTGTTAATCTTAGAAGCCTCCTCAGTATCAAGGAGGCTTTTAAGCCATTCAACCTGCAATGTTTCTGCATGTTTTTTTATACGCTTAGACTTTGTTCGGTTCATAGTATCTCATCTACCTTGGGTTCGACCACTACTTCTGTTAAGTATTTATAGCCTGTGGAATATCTAAAAGTTCTCAGGCCGTTACCGTCATTAGAATCTTTGTGGCATTCATGCTTATACTTACACCACGTACATCCTTTAGGCAGTTGCATGTTTCCTTTCTTGCCGTCAGGGGTAGGATTATAACACAGTTTAGGTGGAATGTTAAGTTCTAATTCGTCTTTTAGTGTAATAATTGTATTTTTTATGTTGGGCTTGTCCAAGTCATCCGGAACAAACATACACAGCTCACCGCTTTCTTTGTTGATAACAAGGAAACCACCCTCGTCTGTGCCTTCTGCTTTCTCGTAACCAGCAAGCTGTCCAAGGTAACCAAAGGGGTCATCAGATGCCAGTGTGCCGTTGCGGAACTTGTTGAAGGCAAACTTGGATGCGGACTTAACATCTACTACCTGTCCGTTAATCTTACAATCCATGTGGCCTACAACACCTTCGACTGTTACTTGCTTCTGCTCATCGGTGACGTTGTGTCCTGCCATCCTTACAAGCATGAGTACAATCTCTTCTAACACATGACCATAGAGAAACTTAATCTGTGTTGCACCGTCTACACCGCCACGCCCTTTAGGGTCACGCTTCTCAAACCACAACTGTCGTGAGGGCTTACCTACGTTAGACATTCGGACAGTGAAGTCAGTATCTCTAGGTCTTGGTGTTGCCCAGTGAAGTATAGCTTCTTTCATTGAAGCCATTGTAAGGTCAAGCGCCTCCTCCGTTATTGGAAGAGGCTCACCGTTTGAAAGGTTTTCAAGTAACTCATAGATGTCGGGAACTAAAGTATTAAGCGGCTTCTGATTCATCTTCTAACTCCTTAAAGGCTTTGATTACATCTGAGGAAAATAGCTTCTGTAAGTTTAATAGATACATTTGACTGGCTCTATTGTCACCACCTGATACTGTTTTAAAACTGTCTAATCGTTTAACAATCTTTCTTAATGTGTTTGTGTTGAATACAAGTGTACAGTATTCTTCATCACCAATACATAAGTTGTGAAACCAATAGTCAGATTCTGTTGCATCAATCCCTGAAGGTTTACCATAAGACTTATACTCAATGGCGATGTTTCCTGTCTTAGCCCACATCCCACGCTCTGATTTAACTTCTATCTTCTTGTTGGTGAGCATGTCTGCAATCTTATCTTCTCGTATCTCACCGTACTGTAGGTCGAGGTCGAACTTCTTTCTGTCTGCTTTAATGGGTTTCATGCCAGCCATCTCCGATATTGTAGTCACCGTCTAGGGGACAATTTAATTTTAAGTTTATACCAGCTTGAACAATTGCTTGAACACCTAGTTCGCCTACTTGCTTTGCGTTTGATTCTTTACATTCAATCTGCCACTCATCGTGGACGTTAGCTACAAACTTAGCGTCAACCTTAAAGCTCTTGAAGTAACCATCAAGGATAACCAGCGCCTCCTTCATTACGATTGCTCCAGCACTCTGCAACAGTGTGTTGAGTGCAGCATGTTCAGAGCGTATAGCTAACTTACGACCGTCTAACCCTTTGAGGAATCCCTTTTTACTTTCTCGTTGTACTCGTTGGACAAGAGATTTAAATGATGGTAGACTATCAAGAAACTGGCTTCGCATTTGTCTGCCTCTTGCCTTGCTTTGTCCAGCCACTGTCCCAAGCTTTGCATCTCCAGCTCCGTAGAGGAGGGCATAGAATTTCATTTGTGTATGCCTCATCGTTCATATAGTGAGCAAGCATTCTAAGCTCTAAGCCTGAAGCATCAATGCCTACCAGTTTGTTATCAGCCTCTACAGTCCAGCAAGCTCTACACTCTTTACCGTAGGGTGAGTTGGAGCTAGGTATCTGTGCCATGTTAGGATGACTATGTGTCATGCGGCCTGTCACTGCACCGTTAGGATTAACATAACCTCGAACCCTGCCGTCATCCTCTACTGTCTTGAGCCAACTGTTTACCTGAGCTAAACGCTTCTGAAGCATTAGGTAAGTGGAAATCAGCGCAGCTTCAGGGATACCTTTAACTTTGTTTAGTGTACCCTCATCAACGATTGGCTGACCAGTAGGTGTGAAGTTCTTAGGAACCCAACCGGCCTCAATCAATACATCTCCAATCTGTTTGCGAGAACCTAGGTTGAACTCCGTATATGTCTTACGAGTTACTGGCTTGTCAGTGTTGAGCATCGCTGTCCACTCTTCGTCTGTAAGCCTGACACCCTTGTCGTGTTGGTCTTTAGCTGTCTTAGCTATCGCACCAGTCTTAGTGTACTGAGGCTTGAGTATCTGTGTCTCAACCTTGGGCTTGACAGTCTCATGTACCTCAGCTTCTGTAGCATCTAGCTTCTCTTGGAACATTGCAACCATCAGCATAGCTTTCTTTACATTTAACTTAAAGCCGTTGTCTCGCTGCTTATCTATAATCCAAGCAACGTCATGCTCTAGCTTAACTGCTTGTGGGGTGTAGCCCCTGCTCTCTACCCGAAGCTGCTGATATACCTTTGTGTTTAACTCTACATCACGCTGGCAATACTTGAGCATCTCTGGTCGGTAGTAATCCCATGCATCGTCTTGCTCACCGAAGTCACCCTTAGCAAACTTGAGGCGGTAACCCCAAGACTCTAAGCCGTGGCCGCCTTCTCTGGGTGGCTTGAAGAGACGGGATAGTACCAAGGTATCTACAATCTGCTTGTCACTGAGGTCGATACCTGTAATCTTCTTAATAGCTGGCAGGTCATAGCCAATTATGTTGTGACCGATTAGTTTGTTAGCTGCTCTAAGTAATCCGTAACCCTCTTCGAGCTGTGTATTGTCGAACGTAAACACCTCCATAGTGTCTACGTCCTGTGCCACAATACAATGTATCTTGGTGGGGTTGAGGCCGTCTGCTTCTATATCAAATACTAAGTTACTCATAGCTCGTCTCCGTCAAAGGCATCATAGTTATCACCGTCATCTACTTCTTTAAGTCTGCCTGTTACTGAGTCGTAGTGTAGGCTACAAGCCAGCCCAACATCACCAGTGTATCTGGACTTGAGTACCCTGACCTTAGTGGTCGAAGCCTCTACCTCGTCATCTGATTGTTGGTTGCGCTCTAATCCTATAACACAATCGCTTAGCTGAGCAATAGACTGTGAACCTCTAAGGTGTGAGAGTCCGGTTTCGATACCGTTCTCATGCCCCCTGTTACCTTCTACCCTACGGAGGTGAGACACAAGTATCAATCCAGCACCAGTCTCTTCTACAAGAGAGCGGAGTCGATGCATGATGCCGTCAATAGCTTTGCGCTCATCGCCTTCCAAGGCTTGAAGAACTAACATGTGAAGGTGGTCAACTACAACCCACTTACAATCTAATCCGACAATCAGGTAGCGAAGCTTGCTGAAGATGTCTTCTAGATTGTTGACACCAAGGTGAGCATGAATCCAAACACGACCCTCGTTCTCTCCCATGAATACCTTGCGGTAATACTGTTCAAGCTTCTCATCACCTATCTGATTCTTAACGCTGTCAAGGTGCAGCTTAGAGTTAGCTTCAACAGCCATGATACCTTCAGCAGTTCGCATCCAGTTCTCTTCAAGAGCTACGATGCCTACGTTATCTTTGGTGTTGTTGATGAGCCAGTGAGACAGCTCTCTAGTTACAGAAGACTTACCTAGT